TTTAGCATTGATGAAACTGCAAGAACACAGGAGGGGTCAATATGTTACAATTAGGGCTTAAAAAAATATATAGAATAGAATGAAAAGCATTTACTACAATTTAACCTTAAAGGACTTCATAGAGCTAAACTCGGTGAAGGGAAATGACTTGGAAGCGAAAAGACAAAAGCTTTCAATCTTGTTTAAGGTGGAAAAGGAGTTCTTTGATGGTATGACTTCAGCACAAGTGATTGAGCTTTACTCAGACTTTGAGAAGTTAGAAACCCAACCTATTAATACAGTTTACAAAAATAGAATTAAGGTAGGCGGTAAATGGTTTTTTATTGATTACAGATTAAGTCAAATAAGCTCAGCCCAGTTTATTGACATTACTCACTTTGCGAAGTCTAATCCATTGGACAACATACACAGAATAGTGGCAAGTTGCATCAGACCTATTAGTTGGAGATTTGGAAAAGTAAAAAAGTACAATGGAGATGAACACGACGAGATAAGCGAACTACTTTTGAACAACATGAAAATCAAAGATGCTTATCCTATCATGCTTTTTTTTTGCACTCTATCCGCCAAATTATCGGACAATATCCTAAACTTTTTCCTGAGTCAAGCGGAAGTGATGGAGAACCAGTTGAGAACTTTAACACAAAATGGGGATGGGTTGCAACGATAGATAACTTAGCTGGACATGACAAGACCAAATGGGATTACTTTTTTAACTTAGGACTGAAGGAATTTTTAAACATAGTTAGTTACCATATAGACCACACCGACGAGATAAAGCGACAGAATGCAAGAACAAGATTACACTAATTTACTGAGCGACTTAGGAACTGACTTGACAGAGCCAGCCGAGTTCAATTCATTGATTGAGCAGGCTGTAATTCGTTTTGTCAATAGTTTGTCCGATGCGATGAAGTCTAACCTAACCGAGAAGGATGCTTACTATGCTGACTCGGAACTGGTCCAATCAATAATCACTTTACCTATTGAATCAAACGGAACTACTTTTAGTATGGCTATTGATATGAACTACTATGGTAACTTTATCAATAAGGGTGTAAGCGGTACCAGAAACAAATTCAATTCGCCTTACTCATTTAAAAAAGAATCAGTTAGCCCTGCGTTTAATAAATCCCTGCGCAAGTGGATTACTAAACGAGGCATCCCGATTAAAAGTAGGTATTCACAAACTCGCAACTTGACTAAGTCGGCAAGAGCTAAAAAACAAATAGACGAAAAAACAAAGATGGCCTATGCTATCGGTATGGGTATTAAAAGAGAAGGTATAGAACCAACTCACTTTATTGATGACGCTCTGAGCGAAAAGAGTATTGAGACATTTGCTCAAAGTTTAGCCGATGCCTTAGGTAGGTCAATTTCAGTAACGATAATAAATAAATTAAAATGATAACAATTAACGTACACCCAAATAATTGGCAAAATGTTTACAATGAGCTTTGGTTTAATTTAATAAGTACAAATGCTACTGCACAAGGATTTCAATTCTTGGTGGATATTAACGTCTCAGGACAGACAAACCCAGTCGCAAGGTTGACTTATCCAAAACAACCGGGTGTTAACTTTTTAAATTTAGATGTCAGCGAAGTATTACGCAACTATGTGACTTATGACTTCCAAAGTTATAACAGTTCAGGTATTAAACATTGCACGAGTTCAAAGGTTGACTATTGGATAGAGTTCGGAGAGGTTTATAACAATGCCTCAGGGATTCCGACTATTTACCCGAATTTAGTAAGTTATAATACAAGTGGTGATAACGCTCACTCAACAAATGCGATTTTTGACTTTTTAGACTGGAGCAAAACCGCTTTTACAAGTTTGAACATTGGACCACCTGAAAGCTCATTAAAAACTTTAAATCAAACTACTTACCAAGAGAAGTTAAGATACGGAGAAGAAAGATTTTTAACTGTATTTGATAGAGAGGGATTGTTTGTAAATATCAATGTTCAAGTGCTTGATAAAAACTTTACCACTTTAATCCAATCTAATGCAAGTTTCACTTCATTCGGTTCTATTGTTTCAATAAATGTGGCTAATTCAGGCAATTCAACTGGTTACTATAAAACTGTTTATGATGCTGCCTTTGATTATTCAGATGCGGTTTACTACCGAGTTAACGGTCAGAACACAAGTGGAAGTGGAGCGATTACTTATTTTAGTAGGACCTTTTTAATTGACAAGACTTGTCAAAAGTACAACCCTATCCGTTTACATTGGTTGAATAATCTTGGAGGATTTGATGCGTTTACTTTTACTAAGGTAAGCAGAAACTTTACGGACATAGAGCGAAAGATGTTTAAGAAATTTCAACCTTTAAACTATCCTAAAACCTTCCGAGCCAAAACGGATTACTACACTAAGTTTACAGACACCATACAAATTAACTCTGATGGGTTGACTGATGCAGAATGGATTGGGTTAAAAGAATTAGTACTTAGTCCAGTTGTAATGATGGAATACGGAGCGACTTATATACCCGTAAACATAAAGGAAACCAATTACGAGGAAAAACAATACGTCAATGACAGACAGTTGAGCAGTTTAAGTTTGACTTTAGAGTACACCTTTGACAATTACAGACAATCACTATGAACCAAACCGAATTAAAAATAATAGCTTACAACTCATCAGGTATAGTTAATCAAACTTGGAATGTTGACCTTTACGATAGCGTTCCTATGCCTATCAATAAATCAATAGTTGACATTAGAGAACCTGACAAAAGACAGAGCGACTATTCAAAAAGTTTAACCATACCTGGTACCGCAAACAATCATCAAATATTCTCGGCTATATTTAATCTTGACCGCTCAACAATAAATAGTTCTACCTTAAATTTTAACCCTGACTTTAACCCTAATTTAAAAGCAGATGCGATACTTTACCGAAAAGGAATAGCTCAGCTAATAGGTTACATACAATTGGTTAGTATTAAAAATGTAGATGGAGCAATTGAATACGAGTGCGTGATAATAGGTAAGTTTGCAAACTTGTTTCAAGATTTAGGTGAACTAAATTTAGCTCAATTGGACTTGTCAGAGTTTGATCATGTTTGGAATAAGACAAATGTTCAAAACTCATGGGCTACGTCAATAATTAAAAACGGAACTACCTATGTAAACTTTAATGCAAGTGGACAACCTAATGGGGCTGGTTATGTTTACCCACTTATTGACAGAGGTAATTCAAATACATCAGCCGAAAACGATTACAACTTCGGGACTATGTACCCAGCCGTCTACGTTAAACAAGTAGTTGATTCTATTTTTGCTCAAGCTGGTTATAGGTATGAATCAAACTTTTTCAATAGTCAAAGATTTAAGAATTTAATTATCCCTTATTGCGGTGGTGATTTCAGAATGACAGAAGGGGAAGTTGAAGATAGAACTTTCTTAATGACTAACTCAACTGGATTAAGTTTTACAAGTTCAGACCAGTATAGATCAAATGTTTACAAAATAGCATTTAACACAAATGGGAACGACACTAACCCTTCAGGAGTTAGTACAGTAAATTATGAGTGGACTTGCCCAGCTGGATTAGGAGGGAAATATAGATTTGCAATTGAAGGTAATATTAATATAACTGGAACGGGTACTGGATTTTGTAAGTTTAATTTTGGGATAAGAGTAAATAGGGGAGGAACTGTTTTATCTCAAATTGCAACAGATTACAGAACAGCAGCGGTAGGGAATTCAGGAACAATTAAAATTGAATCAGGTTTATTTGAAATACAAGCTGGAGATAAAGTTTACGCAGTAGCTTATTATGAAAGTTATTCAGGAGCTGATGCAAGATTATTTACTTTAAACTTTGGAACTGGTTTTGATTTTTACTCAAACCCTCAAGCCAATTATCAAGAAGGCCAAACGATTGACATAGTATCAGCACTACCCGAAAAGACTAAGCAAACCGAGTTTCTTCAGTATTTGATTAAGATGTTCAACCTTTATGTTGAGGTAGACAAGATAGATTACAAGAAATTAATTATTGAGCCAAGAGATGAATTTTACTTAGACGAATACGAAGACTTAACAGATTACTTAGACGTATCGCAGGAGCTTGAAATTAAACCTATGGGTTTACTTGATTTCAGAGTTTTTGAGATGACTTATAAATCAGATTCTGACGAGTTCAATAAACGATATGAAGATGTTTACAGAGAGCCATTCAGTAAAATTAATTTCACTATAAACAATGATTTTATTCGTGATTCTAAATTTATTGATTTAGGTTTTAGTGCAACCCCTTCAGCTGATGCAAAAACAAACGATAGAATAATTCCAAAAATAAGACCTCAAGACCCCTCAACTGATTCAAGCAATTTGCCAGTTTACAACATCAGAATTCTTCAATACGGAGGATTAGTAAATACAAGTCAGGGTTGGAATTTGTACTATAACGCTTCAGCGATTCAGAACTATACACAGTATCCTTATGCAGGAATGCTGGACAAGATTGTAGCACCTACTTTTAGCTTAGAGGTTACACTTGCTAAGGCTTATTTTTATGGAAGTAAACCTGATATTACTACGGCTAATTTATATAACTCTTATTGGCTTAAAACAATTACTGAAATAACTGACAAAGATTCAAAGTTAGTGAGCGGATACTTTCACTTATCGCCTAATCAATTGGCTAATTTGTCATTCAGAAAGTATTACAGAATAGACCAGCAGTATTACCGACTTCATCAAGTTGAATATGACTTAAATTCAAATGAGCCAGTACAAATAGAATTCCTAAAAATCAAAACAGCTCCTAATTTTATACCTCAAACCACAACAACAAACGGAGGCAGCGGAACTTTTACAACGGATATGCCTAATTTGCCAATTCAAGACTTGCCAACTTTAGACAAGTCAAGCAATACTGGGTTTTTAATTGACCGAGAAAAGACATATACGGATATTGTTTATACTAATGATTCATTTGTTTTTACTGATTACAGTCAAAAGATTTGGTTAGTTGATGGAGCATCAAGAGTTTATTTGCCTGATGCAACTATAAGCAAACCAAAAACGGGTTATCCTATAATAGTAATTCACAATCAAGGTTCAGATGTATTTGCTTACCCAATTGCTGGACAAACTATTGAGGGTGATTCAAGTTTTAAAATAAAAAGGAAGCATACTATTTGGGTAGCTCCAGTCAATGGGAATTGGTCAATCATATTAAACAACAACACAAATGCTGGATAAATTCAAAGAGCTTATAGAAAAATGCGAGTTAGCTGAGTTAGTTAAATTAATTAACTCTGCTGATTCATCTATATTAAGTATAATAACACAAACAGAAAACGAGGTACTGAATGGCAATTAGAGAAACAATATTTAGATTTTTATTTGATACGGGAGATAGCAAAAAGAAATTAGATGAAACTAATGAAGAGACAGAAAAATTAGGCGAGAATCTAAAGAAGACTGGCAAAGAGGCTAAAGAGGCTGAAAAGAAATTAGACAAAGCTACTGATGCAGTAGGTAGAATGCCTGGACCAATTGGTTCGGCTGTTGATGGTTTCAAAGGGATGGTTAATTCTTTTAAAGCTATTATTGCATCACCAGTTGGAATGGTATTGGCTGCGGTTGCGGTTGTAGTTGGTTCTTTAGTGGCTATATTTTCAAAGTTCAGCCCGATAGTTGACTTTCTATCTGATAAGATTGCTTTACTTACTGGGGCTTTTTCAGGATTACAAAACCAAGTAGTAAGTTTTATTCAAGGAACTGGATTTAGTACTGAGAAAATTAAGGAACAAGCTTTAGCCATGCAAGAAGCCGAAAGAGCCACAAGAGATTTTGAAGACTCTTTATCTGCTTTAAATCTAACTCAAGCTCAACAAGAAAGAGCTATTGATGTAAACTTAAAAAAGTTAAAGAATAAAAACATAACTGAGAAGGAATCAAATGCTATTATCAATGAAACTATAAAACTTCAAAAACAGCAGATTGATGATCTACAAAAAAACCAACAAAAAGAAACTGAAATACTAAAACTAAAAGTCAAAGGTTATGGCGGTACTAATAGACAAATACTTGAAATAGTTAGGGGGCGTTCAGTTGCTGAGCTAAATACTGGCAATGAGGATTTAGACAAAGCTTTAATTGCACTTCAGGAGAATTACGGGAAAAGAGTAAGCACAGTAAGCACCTATGAGCAGAAATACGAAAGAATACAAAACGTAAAAGATGCTCAAGACCAAAAATATAAGTCAGCTCAAGAGGCAAGACAAAAGAAAGCTGAAGAATTAGCTATTAAAAGAGCAGCAACAGAACAAAAAAGAATTGATGATCAAAAGAAACAACAAGAAGATTTAGTTTCACGAACAGAAAAAGAATATACAGATACTAATAAATTAACTGATGAATACTACAAAAAGAAACAGTTAGCATTAATTCAAAGTGGAGCTACTGAACAAGAAATAAAAAAGCAACAGCAAGATTTAGAATTAAAAGAACTTGAACAAAAAATACAAAATGCTAAAGATTACGGGCAAAGCACAGTTGATTTAGAATTACAATTAGCCCAGAAAAAAGTAGGTATTGCAAAAGAATCCGCAGATGCTCAAAAGAAAATTGATGATGAAACCGCATCAAACAGAGTTAAGGCTTTAGACTCAGCTTCAAATACATTAAAAACATTTGCAAGCGTATTAGGTGAAACGACAGCAGAAGGAAAGGCTTTAGCAATTGCAGCCACTACGATAGACACGTATAAGGCAGCTCAGAGTGCGTATGCAAGTTTAGCAGGAGTTCCAGTAGTTGGACCAGCATTAGGAGCAGCAGCCGCAGCCGCAGCAATAGCAAGTGGATTAGCCACAGTAAACAAGATTCTATCTGTACAAGTACCGGGTAGTTCAGGTGGTTCAGTACCTTCAGCACCACCAATGACACGTCCTTCAAGTTCATTTACTCGCATTGACAATTCAACTCCATTAGACGTGAACAACACTGGAGCTACTAAAGTTTATGTTACTGAAACCGATATTACTAATACACAAAAGAAAGTTGATGCTATCAAAGCTAAGGCAGTAATAGGTTAAAACTTATCTAAAATAAACTATCTAAATATATGGCTAAATTACCTTTATACGAACTACTTATAAATGAAGACGAAGAAACTGGAGTAGACTTTATTGCTTTGGTAGATTCGCCTGCAATTGAATACGACTGGGTAGCTTTTAAGAGTGAATTTGAAACTTACAACGACTATCCAAAAGCAGCAAGTGAAAACGCAAAGAGAGCTTTAGAATTACGTGACAAATACGAATTAAATTGTGGTACTCCAGTTGGATGGACCAGAGCTAATCAATTGGCTAATGGAGAAAACATCAGCCGAGAAACGATTGCGAGGATGTCAGGATTTGAACGTCACAGAGAGAACTCTAAAGGCGACCCGAAAGAAGACTGCGGAGCTTTGATGTGGTTAGCTTGGGGAGGTGATGAAGGGGTAGAGTGGGCAAGTAGAAAATTACAACAGATTGACTTAGCAGCTGAAAAAATATCATTTGACTATGATGATACACTAAGTACTTCAAGAGGTCAAGAACTTGCGAGTAGATTAATTGCTCAAGGAATAGATTTATATGTTATCTCAGCCCGTAATGATAAGGGTGGAATGTTAGAACTTACTAATAAGTTAGGCATCCCTGAATCAAAAGTTTTTGCTACTGGTTCAAATAAGGCAAAAGTAGAGAAGGTTAACGAATTAGGAATCTCTAAACACTACGACAACAACGCAGAAGTAGTTAAGGCACTTGGAACAATCGGGGAAAAGTTTATAGTTGAGCCAAAAGCAGGAGAATCTCAGGACGAGTTTGTAAGTCGTTGCATTGGAGTTGAAGTTGATGGTGGCATGAGCCAAGAGCAGGCCGCAGCGGTTTGTTATGCTAAATGGGAAAAGAAAGGCTTTAGTTTTAAGACTACCGACAAACAAATAATCTCTGGTCCTGCTATGATTCCTGACCAACCAATTTACAGAAGGGGCAAAGATGGCGAAGAATACAACGTAGTTTTCACTAAGAGTACGATTCAAAAAATAGTTGAGCGTTACTTCAAAAACCAATACAATAGCAACTTTAATATTCAGCACAAAAAGAATATGTTGGCTGAAGGGGTTTATTTGATTGAGTCTTTTATTATTGATTCAATGCGAGGTATTAAAGCTCCTGAAGGATTTGAAGATTTGCCCGATGGCAGTTGGTTTATATCTTGCAAGGTAGATAACGAGGAGATATGGAATGACTATATCAAGTCAGGTAAGTTTAAAGGCTTTTCAGTTGAAGGATTATTCACTGATAGAAAAGTAGAGTTAGTGAGTAATGTAGAACAAGCTATTGCCCTTGTTGATAAATTAAAATTGAGTAAACAAAATATATATACAAATAATATGAGCGACGTAAAAGAGCTATTAAGCAAATTAAAAGAAATCTTTTCAGAAGAAGCAATGTCTTTTGAAGAGGCAAAGTTAGCAGATGGAATTACCATCATTAAATGGGAAGGACCATTGGCTGAAGGAACAAGTGTTATGGTAGTTAGTGAATCAGGAGAAGTTCCTGCACCAGACGGAGAACACGAACTTCAAGATGGCAGAAAAATCACAGTTGAGAATGGAAAAGTAACCGCTTTGGTTATGCCTGAAACTCCAGCAGAAATGCCAGAGGAAGCACCAGTTGAAATTGAAGTAGAAGCTAAACAAAAAATGGCTGAAGACTATATGCCAATGATTGAAGAAATGGGTGCAAAAATCATGAAGTGCGAAGAAATGATTATGGAACTTCAATCAAAAATGAAGGAAATGATGGGAGCTACTGAAGAGAAAATGGGTTCACAAAAAGAAGCTTTTTCTAAATTAGTTGAAATCGTTGAGAAGTTAGCAGATGCACCAAGTGAAAAAGTAGAAGTTAAACCTTTTAACGTAAACTTTGCTCAAGAAAAACAAAACGAATACAACAAATTAGAAGAAATTTTAAACATATTAAACAAATAATAAAATGGCATTTAATGTTACAGGGTTAGCTTCATATACAAAAGCTAACGAAAGAGAATTATTGACAAAGTCTTTATTCTCAGCAAAATCAATCAGCTTGGCAACTAAGATGCCAAATGTAAAATCAGCAATGCAAGTAAACGTAATGGATACTGACGCAGTATTTCAATCAGGTACTTCATGCGGATTCTCTGCTTCAGGAACTACAACTTTCTCAAACAGAACTATGACAGTTTCGCCTATCAGAGTTCATGAGGCTTTGTGTCCGAAAACTTTAGAAACAAAGTACCTTCAATTAGTATTGCCTAATGGTTCAAATCCTAAATCAATTCCATTTGAACAACAATTCACAGACTTAAAAGCTGGTTTGATTGCTCAGAATTTGGAAACAGCTTTCTGGCAAGGTGACACAACTTCAGGAAGTAATGCTTTAGCTCAATTTGATGGTTTAGTGAAAATCATTACTGCTGTTTCAGGTACTGCAATTGCTGCTAACGCTTCAGGATATATGACTGGTGCACCTTACTCAGCTTCAGGAGGCATCACAGTATCAAACGTGAATGCTATCATTCAAGGTATTTTCAGAGCGATTCCTGCTGCTTTGCTTGATAAGAATGATACAATGATTTTTTGCGGTATTGATACATTCAGAACTTACCAATTAGCTTTAACTAATGCTAATCTTTTTAACTACAACACAGATGCTTCAAACAGTAACTTTGAAATCGTTATTCCGGGTACTAACATAAAGGTAATCGGTGTAAATGGATTAAACGGAACTGGAAGAATCTATGCTTTGAGAACTTCAAACATGTTCTTCGGTTGCGACGTTTTAGGTGAAGAGTCTAAGTTTGAATTATTCTGGGCGCAAGAAGCAATGGAAGTTCGTTATGTAGCGGAGTTCAAAGCTGGTGTTCAAATCGCATTCCCAGCAGAAGTAGTTTACTACGTAGGTACTTAATTAATTAACTAAGAGGGGGTGGGGTTTGAAAAGTCAAGCCTTACCCTCTTTTTATAAAAATAAAAGGAGAAAAAAATTATGCCATGTGCAGTAACAGCAGGTTATACTCTTGATTGCAAAGACGCAGTAGGAGGTTTAAAAAATATCTACTTCGCAAATGGATTACCATCAGCAGCTACTATAACAAGTACAACTGCTTCAGGTATCTCTAACGTAAGTGGAGTAAGTTTCTACAAGTATGAGTTAATGCCACAAGCAGCAGACTCATTCACAGAAGAAATCACAGCAACACCAGCTAACGGAAATGTGTTTTATACTCAAACAGTAGTAGCAAACTTCGCTAAAATGAGCCAAGCTGATAGAAACAGATGGTACACTTTAGCACAAGCAAGAGTTTTGACTATCATTGAGAAAAAAGATGGTACATTTTGGTTATTAGGGCAAGTAAACGGATTAGAAGTTAGTGCAGGTTCACACACAAGCGGAGCCGCAATGGGTGACTTCAACGGAACTCAAATCACTTTGACTGGAATGGAAGCAACTCCAGCGCAAATCTTAACTTCAACTTCAGCGTTCACTAAACTTTAAAAATTTTAAGTAGAGTTTTTTCATAGGTAGATTAGGCGGTCAGAGATGGCTGCCTTTTCTATTTTATAACTTTTTGCAATTTTAATATATAGATATATGATTCATCTTAATTTTGGATTAAACGAAATATTTGCAACCGGCAGCGAAAACATAACTATGCCAAATGTCGGCAATTGGGATAAATTATTAAATGGGTATTTTGGTATTTATTCTCAAGTAACTAAACAGACAAAATGGTTATTCATTGAAAATCGTAATTCTTACTATCCAAGAATTGACAATTTTTATATTGAATTGGTAACTAATCAAGCAGCTGAAAGTTTAGAACAAGGAATCGTTTATTTAAAAGATACTGGCAATTATGAGTATTCAATTTATACTCGTTTTGAAAACAACACTGAACCAAATACAAGCGAACAACTATTAGAAAGAGGAAAATTATTATACGGATTCAATGAACTAACTGTAACCTCTTATAATCCTGACATTGAAATAATAACTTATGACAGACAGTAAAAGCAAATTTGTTTTTTATAACGAACCAGTAAGCACTTATCAAGTTCCTATATTTGAAAAGGACAAAAATAAAGACTATGTAAACTATGGTGAGGATAATAACTATCCAGCTTATTTAGTTGATTTATTTAACCGCTCAGCTAAACACAACGCTATTTTAACTGCAAAACAGAAATACACCTACGGACGTGGATTAAAAATAAAAGAAGGTTTAGTTACTGAACAAGCGATAAAGGCTCAAGCGTTTTTAGTTCGTCCTAATACCTTTGAAACTCTAAGTGATATCTTCAATAAGACTGTTTTAGATAAGCGTTTATACGGAGGCTATGCACTTCAAATTGTATGGAGTAAGTTAAGTGGTAAGGTAGCTCAAGTTTACCATATGGATTTTGCTAAAATCCGTTCTAATGTAGATAATACTTCGTTTTATTACTCGGACAATTGGGCAGATTACAGACCAAAAGTTGTAGAGTACGATGCATTCAATCCTGAGAAAAGAGAGGGAGTTCAAATCCTTTATTATAGGGAATATAGACCTAACTTATCTACCTATCCTTTGCCTGATTATATAGGAGCAATTCCTTATATAGAAAGTGACGTAGAAGTCGCAAATTTTCACAGAGCAAACCTTCAAAATAACTTTTTCTTTGGTGGAATTTTAAACTTTAATAATGGAATACCGACTGATGAGGAGCAAAGAGCTTTAGTAAGAAGAATTAACAACAAACATGGCAGCACCGATAACGCTGGCAGATGGATTATTAACTTCTCTGATGGTTCAGACAAAGCCCCAAATGTAATTAATCTTCAGCCAAGCGAATTAGACAAGCAATTTGACATCTTAAACGATACAATTCAACAAGAAATATTCGTTGCTCATCGTGTAACCTCGCCTATTTTTATGGGTATTCGTGTTGAAGGTCAATTAGGTGGTAGAAATGAAATGGTTGATGCGTTTAAGTTATTTGAACAAAACGAAATCAAACCTGACCAGCAGCATTTTGAGGAATTATTTAATTATATTATTGGATTAAATGGAATTAATCAACCATACGAAGTTCAACCTTTAGAGCCTTTTAGCCCTGAATTTACAGAACAAACTTTGATTCAGATTGCGACTAAAAACGAGTTGCGAGAAATGGCAGGTTTACCAAAACTTGAAGAGCCAACACCAGTAACACCTCAAGCATTTTCAGATGATTCAGAAATTGAAGTTTTCGCAGAATACGGAGTGAACGCTGAAGACTATTTGGAGTTTGAAAGTAGAAAATTAGAGATATTTGAAGACCACTATACCTTTGAGAGTCATTTAGAATTTAATGAACAAGAATTAGTTGAGTTAGCTTTTGCTATTGAGTCTTTAACTGAAGAAGAAAAGAAGTTAATTAGTCAAGTTAAAAAAGACCCATTAATATCTAAAAAAGATTTAGCAGTAAACTTAGAAATAAGTGAAGGTAAATTAGATGAGTTAATCAAATCTTTGAAAGATAAAAAGGTTTTGACCTTGACGGAAGGAGCTTGGAACGTCATAAATATTTTACCTACTCAATCAGCGATTGGAAAGATTGCAGACGAGTTGAAAAAGTATGAAGTTAGATACAAATATCAAGGACCTAACGACAGCAAGAATAGAGCTTTTTGTAAGGCTTTATTAAACTTGAATAAACTATACACACGTGACGAAATCAATAAAATTTCAGGTAGAGTCGGCAGAAATGTATGGACTAAACGTGGTGGATGGTACACAAAACCCGGTACCGATATTCACCTTCCTTATTGCAGACATCAATGGGCATCAATTTTAGTTAAGAAAAAGTAATGGCAACAGTATTATTTATAAGTGAGGAAACCCTCAAGCAAGAAACGATAATTTCTGAAAACGTTGATCCGAAATTATTAGTTCCAACTATCAAAGAGGCGCAAAATATTTACCTATTACCTATATTAGGTACTTCGCTTTACAATCAGTTGGTTACTCAGGTATCAAGCAATACAGTTAGTGCTGCTAATGTAACCTTATTGGATACTTATATAACTCCGACTTTAGTTAAGTACTGCATATATGAGTCAATTTTGCCACTAAGTTTTAAGTTTCAGAACAAAAATATAGCTACTAAGAACTCAGAGTTTAGCAATCAGGCTTCAATGGATGACTTGAGATACTTACTTGACTATACAAAGAACAGAGCTGAATGGTATGCAGAGAGATTAAGTAACTTTTTGTTAGCGCATACAAGCACTTATCCGTTATATTTGACCCAACAAAACGCAAATATTGATACTATTTATCCTAATTCAAACAACTATCAAAACGGAATGTATCTCGGACCAGACATTGATTGGGATTTAGTCCCTCCAAGTATTAAATATCAAGGAAACTTTAGAAGAAAAACTTAAACTATGAGAAAAAAAGGAAGTAAAAACAAAGCGAATTTAGAAAAACTAAGAATCTATTTAAATGCAAACCAGCCTAAACAAAGTAGTCAACCTATTACAGGAAATAGCAACAAGTAATGCGTTACTTAATGGTAACTTTACCTTTTGCGATGTCGCAGATTTGGGAGCGAATTCGCCCTTATCTTATCCTCTTTTGTGGGGAGATGTAAGACCTTCTAATTTTGGCAGTAAGGTATTTAGTTTAAACTTACAATTGACTGCAATAGACATCGTTTTAAAGGACCTTAGCAATGAAAGAGATGTGTTGAGTGATACTCTCCAAATTATTTCAGATGTGATAGCTAAAATTAAACAGTCAACTTACTACGGGAGTTATTTTGAAATGCAAGAAAATATTTCTTGTACACCGATAAAAGATAGTTACGGAGATGAGGTAGCTGGATGGGTTTGTAATTTCACTTTAAACATTGCCAATCCTTATGATAGCTGCTTAATTCCAACAAATTAAAATTTTAAAATAAAAATATATATAAAGTTATGATATTAGAACAAAGAATGTTAGGTGGTAATGGATGTAAGTTCATTGATGCTGCCTCAACTGGTAATACTTTTTACGTATTGGTAGTGAATGCTGATTGCGTTTTGACTACTTTGTCAACTGTAGGCGGACAGAACCTATTGACTCAATATGGATTGAGCGGAAAGACTTTGAAACAAGGAATGCTTATCCCTGCTTTTAACGGTGATCCGATTGCAAACATTACACCAAGCTCAGGTTCAGTTATTGGGTATGGCTATAACATAATGGGTTAATGATTAGTTTAAGTTTAGGAACAGTTGTAGCTGGTAATGGTAGTAGCTTTGGCGGATTTTCTGCCGAATATCAAGCTATTCTAACTGCTGGTAGTGGATTTACGAGACCATCTGCATCTCAACAAATTTTGCAAAATCAATTAATCATTGATTTAAAAGCAGCTGGTGTATGGGAAAAATTAGATTCGTTTATGATGTTTAGAAACGATGGTTCACGAGAATTTGGCACAATCAATTGGGTTAATCCTAACAACTTAGCTACAACTACTACTTATCCTACATTTTCAAGTGCATATGGGTTTCAAGGAAATAACTCAAATATGTTTTTGAATTTAAATACAACTGGGCAAACTAAATTTACTTTGAATTCTGCTTCTTATGGAGTTTATATTAATGATTTAGGTAATCCAACAACAAATAACAGAGTTTTTATTGGAGCAAATAATAGTAACAACAGAATTCGTTATGCAACTTGTACAATAAATGGAATTCCAGTAGGTAGTATTCCATCAGCTTCTCCAATTAAGCATTGGATGATTAACAAAAACGGAACTGCTTGTACACTTTTTGGAAATGGTTCAAGCCAAGCAACTGCAACTGGTACTGGTACTGCTGAAACTCTAAGTTTTAATGTTTTTAAATATGCAGATTTAGAGTCATTTGGTGGTGGTCAAATTTCAGCAGTTTACAAAGGTTCAGATTTGAGCGGACAAGCTGCAAGTTTAGATTTAATTATTCGTAATTACATAGCTTCACTTAACACATTTAGTTCAGATACTTTAGCTTATCAATCAAACATTGTTGCGAATGGTGGCACAATTAATTTAGCGACTTTAGATGTGCTTGATACTTACTTTTTTAGACCAGCAGCAACAAATGGAAATATTTTAAATCAATTAGATAGGTTAAATATTTATGCTGGTTTAGGTAGTTTCCAAATTGCTGCAAGAACTAATTTAATTAAGTCATCTCATTATGTAACACCAGTTAATTCACCAACATTTGACAATAATGGTTATAAGTCTAATGGTTCAAGTTCTTATTTAAATTTAAACTATAATCCATCAACTCAAGGAGTAGCATTTACAAAAGATAAAAACATAGCTGGAGTAATTGTTAAGAATCCAGCATTTACAAGTAGCTTTTATTCATTAGGTTCAATCGCCAGTATTGGTGGGGTTGGTGATGTTGCTCATACAATTAACTATTGGAATGGTTCGTTAAGGTCTTACAATAACTCGGATGCAAATCCTTACCCACCATCACTTTCAAATACTAATATAGTTACAAGTGGTTATGTTTTTGGGGTAACAAGACGAACTACAAGTACTAATGCAGAATCAATAATCAATGCTAACTCTGTTGCATCAACTTTAAATTCACTTGCGATCCCAAATATTAGTCAATTTGAATTAGTTATTAATAACAACGGAGGTACTTCAGGGGTTGCATTTGATACTCAATATCATGCTTGTAGTTTTCATGGGTCAAGCGATTTAGATTACACAAATTTTAGAACCTATATTTTAAATGTTTTAACTGCTTTAAATGTTTAATATGAATCATAAATTTTTAGAATTAAATATAGTTAGCTGGGCATTGGCTTTTATTGGTTTTATGACGCATTGGCTTCCAGTAGTTCAGTTTCTTTCGTTTACTTTATCGGTTATTATTTCACTTTGGCAATTATCTCAAATGCTAAAAAAATGGTTAAAAAAATAAAAGAAAATATCTCAATTTTAAATCATCCAATCACTACGATTTGTGGGTTTGTATGTTTCTTTTATTCGCTATTCTTGATAGGTTATCCTTTGTTATATGAGCCGAAAACAAAAATTGATATTTACTATTCTATTAGCATTGGAGTTGTTGGTTTATGCCTATTGGTTATTCCCGATGATTTGAAAGGAGCTTTAAAAAAGTTAATCAAAAATAAGAGTGAATGATTTTATTACTCCTATATGTATGGTTAGATGCAATCAGGGATTCAATAGCCCATCATGATGCTTACTATAAGTTAGGTAGATTCTTTTCAAGGCAAAGAAGCGAGATGCTAAAACCTCTATTCTTTCAATACTTTCCAATGTTTTGGGATGCTTGGCACTTATGCAAATTTATCCAGTATAACATAGTCGCTTTTTTAATAATTAAGTCCTTAGCCTTTCCGATTGTAACTACCATCATGAGCCTATTATTCATAAGCCTATATATATGAAACCAAACAAATTAATACTTGACTACTTAAAGCAATTTCCAAATACAGCTACACTAACACTTGCAAAAAAAATCTATCAAGAACATTCTGCCCGTTTTACCAATTTAGAACACATCAGAACTTCAATAAGATATTACAGAGGCCAATCAGGCGATAGTAATAGGAAAGATGCAAAACAACACGTTGACTACTTTGCTAAGTTAAAAGAGGAACTACCCAAAGGCGAAAGCGAAAAGGTAGAACCTTACTATCTACCAAAAGACAGGCACAAAGTTTTAATTATTAGTGACATTCACTTGCCATACCACGATGATAAGGCTTTATTTGCTGCACTTGAATATGGTTTAAAAGAAGAGGTTGATACTATCTATATAAATGGCGATTTATTAGACTTTGCTTTAATCTCCAAACACGAAAATACCACAACTAAGCATTCAGTTAAGTACGAACTTGACTGTGCTAAAGTATTTTTAAAAGGATTGCGAGAAATGTTCCCTAAAGCTTTGATTATTTATAAGTACGGCAACCATGATTTAAGATTTGACAAATGGATTAGGCTTAAAGCTCCTGAACTTTTAGATATTGAACATATAAACTTATCTGAGATACTTGGTTTAAGAGAACTTGAGATAATTCAATTAGATAGTTTACAATGGTGCTATATGTTTGACATCGCAGTTTTACATGGTCATGAACTACCAATGAAATCGGGAGGTATTAATCCAGCAAGAACGGCCCGAATGAAGATAAATAGACCACTTATAATAGGGCATTTTCACCGTCAGAGCAAAGATGCAGGAATGATTTTAGGAAAGCCTTACTATTATGCTTATTCAACTGGATGCTTATGCGATTTATCACCAGCTTACATGCCTATAAACGATTGGGTGCATGGGTTTATTTTAATCAACGAAGGTCAAGTATATCAAAAGGAGGTAATCAATGGAGCAATTATCTGAGGAAATAACAAATGAAGAAATCATTTATGAGCCATGCGAAACAAGGGGAGAAATTATTCATATTTGCTCGGTAGCTTTAGGAGTTTGTGAGGCTTACGACTATTCAATGCAAAGCCGAGAGGACAAAGATAGAATAGACAATATTAGGCGAATGGCTTTAATTCTGACAGAGGGTTTTTTAACAGAAATTTACTATGAAAATTATGAAGATTAGCGAACATATAACATTTGACGAGGCTACCTTATCTCCGACTGCGATTAGAAATGGAATATCTAATCAACCAAATGAACAAGAATTATCCAATATGAAATTGGTTGCAGAGCATTGCTTTGAACCATTGAGAAAAATGTGGGGAAAACCAATTAAAGTAAACTCTTTTTTTAGAAGTCAAAGTTTAAATCAGTTGGTAGGTGGAAGTCCATTAAGCCAACATACAAAAGGACAAGCAATAGACATCACTACTGGTACCAAATCAGATAACAAAAAGTTATTTGAACTTGCAAAAACTTTAGACTTTGACCAGCTTATTAATGAGTACGATTTTTCTTGGATTCACATATCTTTTAAGGCATCAGGAAATCGCAAACAAATTTTAGTAATAAAGTGAATCAGCAAAAAAAAGAAGATATAATCATTTTAATTTTGTGCATCATTTGGGTAAGCTATTTACTATCTACACTACTATGAAATCATTATTGAAATACAAAGCAACACCAGAACAGATTAAAGCTATTGCAGAACACGAATTAAACCGCAAAAAGTTAGTGGCTGAAGTTGAAAAGGATTGGGAAGTAAAACAAAAGACAGGTAACTATTTAAAGAATGGGAAAAGGAAGTAATTCAGCAATTAGTTTATTTATCATTTTAGTTTTGTGTATTGGCTTGTTTTATACGAACTGTTATAAGTTTAAACCAGCTCAACATATAAGCGATACAACTATTCAAAATAGGCTAAATGATAACTTAAGAATTGATACTATCATTAAGCGTTATGATTCTTTAATTTACCGAACTAAAATTAAAACAAATGAAAAAATTATTTTTATCTATTTTATTCCTGATAGCCTTCTCATTGACAGCATCAAGTCAGGACTGCAAGACTTTGACACACTCGGAAATGCGAAAAATCCTATCTATCATGGAGCAGAATAGAAGTAACAGTATCATTGCTCATACACAAAAAGAGGTAATAGAAATTCTTGAAAGAAAGGTTGGAAACTACCGAGACATTGCCGAACAATACCACATTCAAGCAAAAAATTTACAAGTAGAAAACTCTAAACTTGAATCTAAACTAAAACTTCACAAAAAACTTAGCCTAATTGCTACAACTTCAGCAGTTATTTTAGGGTTGATCATTATTTTTTAAAAATTAATCTTACTGATTTATAGCATTTTACAAAAAGTAAGGGAATTATTTTGTCTATTTTGTTTGCAGGTGCTTGCATTTGATTACAATGGTTGTATATTTGTATCACAATAACGCTAACAACTACTTTTAAAAAACTAATTATGGCAACTATTCAAACTATCAAACAAGCACTAATTGAGTACAATTACAGAATCGTTTTCGCAAACAAAACAATGGGTTCTCGTTCAATGCAACAAGACATTGCTGATGACATTTGGGAAGAAAAATTAGCACCATTCATCAAGAACGAAACCATCACAACTTGGGAAAAAGATATTCAAGAAAAAATGTTAAATCCATATTGCAAATGGGCTATCTCAGAAAAACAAGCCTATTGCTTAGCTCGTGCATTTCAATCAATCAATCAAGACACTATTTCAGTAAACTAATAACCACTTTAAAAAAACTAATTATGAAAAACGCAACTGTAACAATCACGCCAATGCAAAAACACATCAACAATGGCGAAACTAAAGTTTTAGAATTCATCAACAATCGTGAGGCCACTAATTACTTCACTGGTTTATGCGATGAAAAAGGCTATGACTATGAATTTAATTCAGATGGTGCTGATGCTGGTGGCAGAGGTCACGATTATGAAATCACTTTAAATTTAATCTAATGAAAAAACTACTTTATATACTTTTAGCTCTTGCCTTATTCCAGTCAACTGCTTACCTACCTTACAAGTTCTTTTTACCTTTAATGGTAGGCTCAATTTTAATTATTGTAACACAAATCAACCTTTATATTTATGACCGAAAAAAAACGACTACAAAGCTTTAGGCTATCAGAAGAATTAATCAGACAGATTTCAATTCATCAGGACAAAATTAATCAAACCCGCTCAGCTTATGATGGTATCTACACAAAGGACCAACTTATTACTGATGCAATTAAACACTTTTTAAAATCTAAATAACATGGACAAAATTAAAATTACTTGTGAAGCTTACGGAATTAAGCACTTAGTTGAATTAGACGATGATGCAACCAGTCATGAAATCATGCGAATTTTTGTACAGATGATGCGTTCAATGACTTATGCTGACAAATCAATTTTAGAGGCATTAGAAAACGAAATTGAAAAGTTAGGAGGTGAACAATGACACTTGAACAATTTGCAGAAGATACCATTACAAATTGGTATGCAATGGGACAAAAAGATTTCCCAACTTGTTTAGAACTTGCCGAGAGTTTGGGCCTTTGGAACTTTGCTACTGAGCTTAAAAAAATGGAGCAAGAGAACCAGCAGAATCATAGAGATGCAATTAACGATTTTAAAGATTTAATTTATCAAATATCAAACCCTTTTAACAATGGATACTAAATATTGTGATTCACCAGTACAATGGTTAGCAAATGAAATAAACGAATTTTGTTTGGTTAACCCATCACTTAAACCAGCATTTGATAAACTTGTTGAACACGCACTTAAAATGCAAGAGGTTAAGACAAGAATTGACTACTTAAACGGATTTAAAAACTCAACATTAAACAATTTAAACTCATTTGAACTATGACACTATTTATCAACAGATTACAAAGGCTAATCAAGTTAAGACAATTAGCAATTGAAGACTCAAACATTTGCAAAAAAATTCAAGCTGATCTACTTATCAAGCAAGTTTCTGAAAAAATTAACTACTTAACCCACTTTACTTATGACCAAACCAATTAAATCTAAATACCCCGAAAAACTGGTAATTAGATTAAGACAAATTCAAGCATCTGAAGAACTGGTAGAGGCTTGGCAAATGTACAATCAGGCAAGACGATTTGTAGATAAGTACGAAACTGAGGAGAACTACTCACAGATGGCTCAGGCACTTGAAAACTGGCAAATAAAAAACAATAACTTAGAAAAAATCAACCAAGAAATTAACCAATTTACAAACTTAAAATTCTATGGAAAACCAAAACTTAACACACTGGAAGAAGCTCACTAATCCTAACTACATTGGATCAGAAATCCTGCAACCAAATCAAGAATTAAAACTAACCATTGAGAAGGTTCAAAAGGAACAAGTTAAAACCGCTGAAGGTACTCAAGAATGTATCGTAGCGTACTTTAAAGGAGGACAAAAAGGAATGATTATCAATAAGACCAACGCAAAAATTATTACTAAAATTTTGGACACTCCTTACATTGAACACTGGGCTAACAAATCAATTATAATCTATGCTGCTAAAGTTCGTGCATTTGGCGAAATGGTAGAGGCATTAAGAGTAAAAAATCAAAAAGCTTAATTATGTTTGATAACAATAGATTCGGATTAATCACGGGCAGTAAATGCTCAGTATTATTCCCAAATAAAAGTGCTAAGAAAGGCCAAAGAACCTACGCTAAACAATTAGCTAACCAAATGTACTTTAAATTTTATGATGAGAAAGGAACATGGCAAACTGAACATGGACACTTAGCAGAAAGCTCAGCATTTGAGTACTACCAGCAGCACTTTTGCAAGGATGCCGAGTACCAACCTAACTTTGAAATGTACATGGAGTTCGGAGGATCAGCAGATTGTATAGCTCCTCATTGGGGAGTGGACTTTAAATGTCCAACGAGCTTGGAAGCTTGGTTAGATTATCTACACGAAGGAATAGACGAGCAACAGTACCATCAGGCCCAAATGTATATGTTTCTTTACGACCGCCCAGAATGGCATATCTGCGCTTACTTACTTGAAACAAACCGAATGAGCGACAATGGTTTGACTTACCCAGTTGATTACGACAAACGAATGATAATAACTAAGGTAAAAAAAGAAGATGGCTGGAGCGATTTACTACTTGAACGAGGCGAAATAGTAATCCAAATGAGAAACGAATTTTACAACAACTTAATAAACAACTTTAAATGAAACAGACAGCAGTAGAATGGTTAATAAATAATTTGCATTATTTACATTCAACAAAATGGAATGATATTTTAGAGCAAGCCAAAGAAATGGAAAAGCAACAAAATATGCAATTTACGGTTGATTGGTATAATCAATGGATTAAAGAAAATCCTAAATCAATTATTAATTACTACAACGAAACATACATAGGTAACAAATGAAATTTGATAATCCCTTTTTAAAAACACTTGCCAAAAAGTACGATTTTAATGTACTTGCTGAATGGGCAATTTACATTCAAGATGCCAAAGACAAAGACAATCTAAACGAAATTGAAATGATGATTTACGAATTGGCAAAGATTAGCGGGTATACCTTTGAAGACATCAGAGGAACTTGCAGAAAACGAGAACTAATAGAGGTTAAACACATTGGCCGCTACATAGCTTGGAATAACCAGTTAGGTTCACTCTCAGAAATCGGACACGCATTTGGGCATAAGGATCATTCAACAGTTATTCACTCCAGAGATTTCGTTGACAGTATGTTATCAATCAATCAAAAATCATTTTTAAACACATTCAACAAATATAAACACTTACTACATGGTGACAATCAGTCCCTATGAAATTAGCAAAACTTACAAAATAAACAACTTTTGATATTATGAAACCAAAATCACAAAAGGCTGCTATATTCAGCCTATTAAATTCAGGTATTAAACTTGACTTGATGAAAGCTTTTAAATTAACTGGAACGATGAAATTAGCTGCAAGAGTTAGCGAATTTAGAAACATGGGTTGCAACATAGAAGGCGAAGTCAAACACTTTAAAACTAAGTTTGGAACGGCTGGAAAGTACATGGAGTATTCTATGAAACCAAATAAAGCCAGCAAACAACTTAGCAAATTCTATGTGAATAACTAATTTTTTACTTAGTTAAAAAGCTAATTAAGTTTGTATTGGTTTCGCAGCCAAATGATGATATTTAAGAAAATAAAATATTGCCGATTGATTAAGGACTGGGTCGTCATCAACCCTT